AAGCCGGGTCAGGTCGGGCTGGAACGGCTCCAGAATATCGCGCAAAAGCCGGATGAGCCCCTTGCCTTCGAGACGCAACTCGCCGGCGCGTTTCTGCAATTGTGCCCGCATCCCCTGGTATTTCAGATACTCGTTATGCATTAACGGCCAAGCTCCTTTCGCACCATGGGGCACAGTTGATTGCTTTCAATCTTGCTCTCGATGCGCGAATTTTGTGCGATGAGCATGGAAATCGACTCCAAAAATCCCTGCAAGACCTGAAAATTATGCTCTTCGCGTGCGGCGTCCGTCTCGCGCTGTTCTTTTGCCGCTTTTGCCTGCGTCTGCAGGTAAAAAAACAATACAACAAAAAGAAGAACCGCCAGGCCGTTATCTCTCGCCAGTTCGGCGATCCAATGCCATTCAGCCATACACGCCTCTCTCGTATGTATTCTGAGAGATGGAAAAGCACAGTAAAATAAAAAAAATTGCCACTGCATGGCGCAGTGGCAATTTTTTCATTTGCCGCTCTACACAGCTCCATCACGAGACGCCCAGGAGAAATAACATGCCTCAACTCACCATCCGCCTGCCGCATCTGGGAAAGACCATAACGATCGAATCCTCCCAGTCCCCCTGGGAGCGATCCATCGCCTGGTTGCTTGCGGCCGAGGGCAAGGGCGGCGACGCCTCCGACCCTGGCGGCCCCACCAACTACGGCTGGACCCTGGCCAGTCTGGCCGACCTTCCGGCCGTGCTGGCGGATTTCAACAACGACGGCGTGGTCGATATCCGCGACCTGAAAAATATGTCGGAAGCGCAAGCGGCGTCTCTCTACAAAATCCGCTTCTGGGACGCCCTGCACCTGGACCGGCTCACGCCGCGCCTGGCCTGCGCCCTGCTCGACTGCGCCGTGAATCTGGGACCCGCCCGGGCCGTGTCCCTGGCCCAGCAAGCCCATAACGCGGCCGCCTTGCCCGCGCTTACCGTGGACGGACGCCTGGGGCCATTGACCCTGGCCGCATTGGGCAACGCCAAGCCCGGCCTGGCCGATGGCCTGAGCAGTTTGCGCCGAGCCTACTACACGCGCCTGGCGGACCGGTCCGCCCCCCACAAACGCTACCTGGGCGGCTGGCTGAACCGCCTGGCCGACCTGGACGTGTTCCTGGACGCCGCGTTCGCGTAAAGCGCATTAACCTTAACCTAACAAGGAGAACGACCATGAAACGATTGTACGTCGCCTCGCTTTTCGTTGTTGCCGCCCTGACGCTGATCGCCGGGTGTCCCGGATGCGTTGACCTGCGCACCGCGCCGGAGAATCCGTCCGCTTTGGCCGCGGCCGGCCAGACCCTGGACGAGTCCGTGACGGCGCTGGCCCAGTGCGTGACCACGCTCAAGACCGAGCACCCTGAGCTGGCCGGGGCCATCGACGCGGCCACGTCCAAACCGCTCGAGAGCGTCCAGTCCGCGGCCGAGGCATACCATGAGGCGGCCACGGCGGGAGCGCCCTCGCAGTCGACGAACACGCTGTGGGGCAGCGTCAAGAGCGCCATGGGCAAGGTGATCGACGCGGCGCTGCCCGTGGTCGGCCACGCGGCCCTGGCCGCGCTGGGATTAGTGTAAGGTGAATAAGACTCAACCTTCAGCAAGGACCATCCGGACCTTGCCCTATCGTCAACCTCAGCCGTCGGCGGACGCGAGCTGTAGCGAGCTGTGGAGCGCCAAGGCCGCGTCCGGCGAATTCACTTCGCCGGACTGTAGCGCGGCCGCAGGCGCGGATAAGGTTGCCGGTCGCGCGTTATGCGCGACCGGCTGCGTGATCTTGTGGCGCGGCCGCACGCTTCTGAGCAGGGCCGTGGAGCTGTTCACGCCGTTTTCGCACTGCTCGCTGGTGGTGCGCATGGACGAATACCTGGGCGCCCGCGACCGGGTCACGTGCGTTGAGGCCGTGCCCGGCGGGCTTCAACCCCGGCTGTTGTCCGCGCTGATGCGCGCCTTCAAGGGCGAAATCTACCTGTTCGCGCCCGAAGGGCTGACGCCCGAGCGCCAAGCGATGATCCGCGCATTTGCCTTGGGCGAATGCCTCGCGGGCAAGGGGTATGACTATATCGGCTTTTTGATGAACATCCTGGGGCGGCCGCGCGAGCGCAGGGACAGGTATTTCTGCTCGGAATTCTGCGCCGTAGCGCTGGACAAAAGCGGCATCGCCCGCAGGGGCTGCCATAAAGGCCGTCAGGCCGCGAGCTGTAGCTCGCTATCGAGTAAAGTCGAAGACGGCGGCCGTGGCCGCCTTTGGAGCGACGAAGCCCGCGTTTCGGGGCTGTGCCCCGAAACATGCGATGCGGGCGAGGCGCGGATAAGGTCAAAGGCCGCGTTCGGCGAATTTACTTCGCCGAACTGTAACGCGGCCGCAGGCGCGGATAAGGTCCCACTCTCACCGCGTCCGGGCGACATCCCGAAGTGGTGGCCAGGCAGCATGTATAGACTCGTCGAACCATTTACGCACAAGGAGGCCATATGCCGACTTTAGGCTGGAAAACGATTTTGGGGGCCGCGCTGTACGCCTCGGGAGCGGCCCTGCCCGCCGCGTGGCCGGAACTCTCGCAGATGGGGCCGTATCTGACGGCGGCCGGGGCCGTGCTTGGGGGCGTGGGCGTGGCGCACAAGGGCGCCAAGGTGCTGGACGCCCTCAAAATCCTGACGGATGGCCGGGCAGCCCCGTCGCGGGAGGGCTAAATGTGCACAGGAGTTGAGATTTTCCGCACCGGCGACCATGTCAGCGCCGAAGGCCATCGCAAAACCTATACCGAGGCGGACCTGGACCGCATCGCCGCGTACGACCGTGAGCGCCATGAAGCGCCCGTGGTGATCGGCCATCCGGCGAGCAATGCCCCGGCCTACGGCTGGGTCAGCCGCGTCTACCGCGACGGGCAGGCCTTAAAGGCCGACTTTGCTGACCTGGACCCCGCCTTTGTCGAACTTATCCATGCGGGACGCTTCAAGAAACGCTCCATCAGCCTCTATCCGGACGGGACGCTGCGCCATGTGGGATTTTTGGGCGCGACGCCCCCGGCCGTCAAGGGTTTGAAAGACGTCACCTTCGCCGAGGGTGACGCCACAACCTTTGACTTCGAGACCGACCCCGGCGTCCTTGCCCGCCTGCGCGACTGGCTCGCAAGCCAGATCGGCCAGCCCGCCAAATCCGGCGAATTCGCCGAACCCGCCGGACAGGGTCTGCAAACGCGCGTGGACGACCTGACCAGGGAACTCGGCCGGCTCTCCGAACGTCTGGCGGCCAAAGACGAGCGCATAAACGCCCTCACGGCGAGCCTCAAGCAAGCTGGACAACAACACCTTGAATTTAAACATTTTACCGAGGAGAACATCACAAGGATCCTGCCCGCCAATCGCGAGCGGGTCATCGCGGTCATGGCCGCCCTGGCCGGCGCGTCCCCTGTCCACTTTGCCGAGGCTGACGGCGAACCGGCCGAACGCGACCCCCTGGAACTCTTCCGAGAGTTGATCCGCGCCCTGCCCGGGCAGGTGAGCTTTGGCGAGACGGCCACCCGGGCCACGGCGGCGCCCGCGCCCGAAGGACTGTGCGCCCGCGACATGGCCGAACTGATCAGCGCCAAACGCCGCGCCGTGGGACCTGGAATGTCGTTCGCCCAGGCGCAGCAGGCCGTGCTGCGGGAAGCCCAGGGCTAATGCGAATTAACTTTGAATTTAAAATGGTCGCTCGGCGGCACAGCTGTACTCGGCCAAGCCGATTGCGGGATCAATTTGAAGATGATCCCTTATTGGCTTGGCTCCCGTACAGCTTCGCCGCTCAGGGACATCGACGGGTCTCGGAGAAAAAATGCGCTGGTCCATATGCCGGACACACAAACGGCCATTTCTCTTTCCTCCGCCCTGGTCCGGGTGGGCAGGCCTGGGGCGGGGTTCGCAGCCGCGCGGATAAAGGCCGACAGGCCGCGAGCTGTAGCGAGCAATGGAGCGACAAGGCCGCGTCCGGCGAATTTACTTCGCCGGACTGCTTTGCGGCCGCAGGCGCGGATAAGGTCAGCTCTTCAAATGTATCCAAGCCCGCGCGGCGAGAACCCCAACCCAGGCAAACTACTGAGAAATATGCAGGGCCGCCAGGCCACAAGTGCAACAGACAAGGGGTGGATAAAATCAAAAAAGGGCCGCCAGGCCGCGCGCTGTAGCGCGCTATGGAGCGGCAAGGGCGCGCGTTTTTGGGCTTCGCCCAAAAAAACATCCGATGCGCCCGCAGGCGCGGGCTAACGAAAAGCGAGCAGGTCGCAATAGAGGGTCCTGGTGGATCTGGCCGCGTCGTCCTTGCTCAAAAATTCAAAGCCGTTCTTTTGGTAGAAGTGAAGCACGGGTTTTGCATTGTAGACGTCAGCGGTGAGAAAGCGGCATCCGACTCTGTTTTCTGTAAGAAAGAAACGCCTGATGACATGAACCATGTAAGAGCCGATATTTTGACGTTGATTCTCCTGCCGAACGGCAAGCCGGCAGATTTTCACGGCTGGATATTCTCTATATCTAAGGTCATTGGGGAAGAATTTTTTCTCTTTGTTGTTCAGCTGAATGCAATCCGTGGCCAGGGCCACGAATCCGACGATCGGAGAAAGCCGGTCCTGTGATTTCAAACAGAGGCAGTATGTTCTGGAAAAGAACGCGACATCATTGGCTTGCGCTTCATTGTGGATGTACTCGTCGAGATCCGGATTGCCACAACAAAAATCGGCAAATACGGAGAAATCATCCACCGGCTTAAAAAGGCAGTCCGAATTTTCGAAACTATTTCTGGGGGGATCGTTTAACACCGAAAATCGCCTTTTTCGCGGCATCCAGACTGGGGAACTGCACCGTCGGACATGGCTCGGACGCCTGCTCGGCCATGCGACGTTCGAAGGCGTCAGCGTCCCGACCACACAACATCGGAGTGGGCTTAACGAGCAGGGACATTGCAGCTCTCCTAAGAAATTACGACTGAGGGATATCATATAATGTGGCGGGGACATTGGCAAGAGGAATTGTGAAACCGCGTTCCATTTGTCGAAAAAATAAACAAGGAGGACACATGAATCCGGGATTGATCAAAACGTATGAAGCGTCTGGGGCGGTGCCTGGCCACTGCATTGTGCAGGCCGGATCTGTTGAGGGAACAGTGGCTGCGGCCGATGGAAGCGCCGGATCGTTCTTGGGCGTTTCCGGAAGCTTTGCGGCGGCTGACGGGGCCGCTGTGGAAATCGTTCACAGCGGCATCGTGGATGTGCAACTTGGCGCAAGCGTCGCATTTGGCGACTGGATCACGTCCGATGATCTCGGCTGCGCCGTAAAGGCCGCGCCAGGCCAAGGCGAAGCGTGTGAAGTGATCGGAAAGGCTCTTGAGACAGGAAACTCGGGAGATATTGTGCGGATGCTCATGACCATCACGCGGATAAAGGGGTAAAGACCATGGCATTGACACTGCCGACTGTTGCGCCGTTTGAGATTGTGCCCGAGTTGCAGGCGATCGCGCTTGCGTATTCCAACAATAAACTCGTTTCCGACAAGGTGCTGCCGCGCGTGCGTCCGGTGACGAAGCAGGCGTTCGCCTGGCTTGAAATGTCGCTTGAGGACGGGTTCTACATTCCTGACACGCGCGCAAGCCGGAGAAGCGCGCCCAACCAAGTGGAGTTTCGGGCAACGCTCAAGAGCGCGCAGACGCAAGACTACTTTTTAGAGGAGCGCCTGCCCTGGAGCGACATGGAAAACGCCGCGCCAGGCTATGATCCAAGGACGCATGCCACCGAGATGATCATGTATCTCCTGGCACTCGACCGGGAGAGGCGGGTCGCCAATGTGGTGTTTGATGCGGGTTCATACGCCGATGGCAAGAGCGTTGCATTGTCCGGACCGGACCAGTTCTCTGACTATGCGGGGTCCGATCCTGTTGCCATGCTGAAAACCGCCATGGACGCCATGATAATGCGCCCGAACAAGATGGTGATAGGCCGGCCCGCCTGGAGCGTTTTGCAAAGCCACCCAGAGGTGCTGAAGGCCGTGTATCGCGGCCTGGGCGACAGCGGCAATGCGACGGCCGACGAGGTGGCCAGGGTCTTGGAATTGGATGAGATCATCGTTGGCGAGGCATGGATGGATTCCACAAAACGCGGCAAGACTCCCAAATTGTCGCGGCTGTGGGGCAAACATCTGGCGCTTATCTATCAGGAGGCGCTTGCCAACAACGATCGCGGCATAACGTTCGGCTACACCGTGCCCTGGGGCGAACCCATGGCCGGCGGCTGGGAGGACAAGAACATCGGTCCGCGCGGCGGCGTTGTGGTGCGCGCGGGCGAATCCGTGGCCGAGATCATTGCCGCGCCGCTGTGCGGTTATCTCATGCAAAATGTGGTCGCCTAATGTCACGTTTTTGAAAAACATGAAATGTTTTTCAAAAATAAAATCAATAGTTTTACAGTATTACGCCTTAAATCAGCGCAAGCGAATTTCGTGAACGCAACACAAGGCGAAAGACGCGGAGACAGACTGTGGCCTACTGCACCAAAAACGACATTGTCATGCGGCTGCCGCAAGAGACGCTCATTCAATTGACGGACGATACGGATGCGCAGAGCTCCGTCAATGATGCGGTGCTTGACGAGCATATCGCATCAGCCGGCGATGTGATCGAGTCGTATTTGCGGCAGCGTTACGTTCTGCCGATCGATCCTGTGCCGCCGCTTCTTGTCGAAATCGCGGTCTCGCTTACCGTATTCGGCCTTTTCGCAAGAAGACCGCAGATGCATGAAGAGCCGCCCAAACTGTGGCTTGAGCGCAACAGCATGGGAAGACGCATGCTCGAACAGATGCAGTCCGGCCGCATTACATTGGGCGGCACGGGCCGCAACGACCCCGACCCCCATGCGGCCGAGGTGCGCGTGAACAAACGCCGCGAGGACCGCATGTTCACGCCAGGCTTATGGTCGAGGTTCAGCCGATGATCGAGGCCGTGGAAAAAGCGCTGCTGGCAAGGCTCGCGAAGGCCCTGCCCGAACTTAAAGTGGAGGCCTGGCAGGACGATCCGGCAACGTACCGGCTGGATCACCCCAAGGGCGCGGCCCTCGTGCGCTACCTGGGTTCGGCGTACCGGGAGCCGCTCGCTCCGGACGCGCAGAGCCAGCCGCGCGCGCTCAAATGGCAGGTGACGCTTGCGCTTCGTTCCTTGCGCTCGCACCGGGAGGCCTACGCGCTGCTTGAGGCGGTCCGTCTGGCGCTCCAGGGCTGGGGCGCGGGCGAGACCGGCGGCGCGTTTCGCCTGGCAGCGGATGCGTTCGACAAGGTGGCGCACGGCGTCTGGACGTATAGCGTCACGCTTGAGCACACGCTCGTGGCCGTGCCGGACCTGGCCGCGCTTGGGGAGGATCCGCAGGAGCTGACGCGCGTCACCCGGATAACGGCGATTAGCCCGCCGTTACATGAAACCATCATAACACAGAGGAACCTTTAAAAGGTCGCAGACGCGAGACGAAAGCTCGCTATCGAGCGACAAGGGCGCGTTTTGGGACTTCGCCCCAAAACATCCGATGCGCCCGCAGGAGCGAATATGGATAAACTTTATGTTTACACCGGACCGATATCGTCGGTCACGCTGCCGGGCAACCGGGACGTGATGCTCCATCCGGGGCAGCCCGTCACGCTGCCCGCCGAGAACCCATACGTGGCCACGCTTGTCGCGCGCGGCCATCTGGGGGAAGCGACGCAGACCCAATCGGGTAAAAAACCTGTGAAACCCCAGGGCCGCCAGGGAGCGGATAAAATCAAGGCCGCGTCCGGCGAATTCACTTCGCCGGACTCTAACGCGGCCGAAGGAGCGGATAAAAATGGCCGCTAATTACCTGCACGGCGTCGAGACCATTGAGGTAAACGACGGTCCCGTGCCGATCCAACTGGTCAAGACCGCCGTGATCGGCCTGGTGGGCACGGCGCCCGTGTTCCAGGCCGGCGGCGGCGCTCTTTCCGTGAACGAGCCCACGCTCATCTTAAACGACCGCACGGGCGCGCAAACCTTTGGTTCGAGCCTGCCCGGCTACACCATCCCCCAGGCCTTGCGCGCCATCTGGGACCAGCAGATCAATAACACCGGATGCGCGGCGGTCATCGTCCTGAACGTGTTCGACCCCAGCCGGCACAAGAGCCATATCGATAATGATTCCGGAACCTTCGATGCATCGGGAACCATGACGCTAAAACCTGGCGTCACGAATCTGACTCTGACCACCTCCGGCGGCACAACCTATATCGAGGGTGCCGATTACACCCTGGATGCGGCCGCCGGCGTCGTCACCCGCCTCCCCGCCGGGGCCATCGCGCCACTGGCCACGGTTTCCGCGAGCTACGACTATGCCGATCCGTCTCTGGTCACGCCCGCCGACGTCATAGGCGACACGGACCCTGTCACGGGCAACCGGGGCGGCATCCAGGCGTTTCAGGATTGTATGAATGATTTCGGCTTTCTGCCGAAACTTCTCATCGCGCCCGGCTTTTCGCAGCTCGCAAGCGTGGCCCGCGCCCTGGACGTCTCGGCCCAGGTCCTTCGGGCCATGGCCTATATCGACGCGCCCATCGGCACCACCTTCCAGCAGGCCATTGAGGGGCGAGGGCCCAACGGCGCAATCGCCTTTGACACAAGCTCCGAGCGGGCCATCCTCTGCTACCCCTACGTACAGGTTTTCGACGCGGGGCTTAACGCCTACGCGCTTGAACCCTTTTCCCAGCGCCTGGCGGGCCTGACCGCCGCCACGGACCTGGCCTTCGGCTACTGGTTCTCGCCCTCCAACAAGGAGATTCAGGGCGTGACCGGCCTTGAGCGCCGCCTCACCGTGGGCGTGAACGACCCCTCCTGCGACGCCAACCTCCTGAACGAACAGGGCATTTGCACCGTGTTCAACGCCTACGGCACGGGCCTGCGCTCCTGGGGGAACCGTTCCGCCGCGTGGCCCAGTGAAACGACGCCCAAAAACTTCATCGCGATCAGGCGCGTCGCGGACATTATCGCTGAG